ACAGATCATGTTGGTAGTTATATGAGTGATGTAAGCTTTGCAGAAGAAGAAAAGTTTGCATTGTACAAAATTTCAGATCAGATTACGGAAGATCGTTGATGTTTTCAGCAAAACTTATCGCAGTAACAAAACCTGTTGTAGAAGGTATCGAAGATGCACAAGAACTTATCGCGTATTGTGCACGAGTGTCCAATCCATCCAACCAGATGAACATGGACACAGCAGAAAAGCTTCTTAACTATCTTAAGAAGCATAAGCACTGGAGTCCGTTTGAGATGGCCAACTGTGTCGTAGAAGTAGAGTCTCCGCGTGACATCGCACGACAACTCCTGCGACATGGCAGCTTTAAGTTTCAGGAGTTCAGCCAACGCTACGCGGACGTTACCCAACTTGAGCAAGCTTTCTGCCTGCGTGAACTACGAATGCAGGACACCAAAAATCGTCAAAACAGCTTGGCAGCAGAAGACGAAGTGTTGAAAGATTGGTGGGAGAGCGAGCAAAAGATGTTGCTGGCAATCGTGCAGGACACGTACCGGCGCGCACTTGATCGTGGCATTGCTAAAGAGGTTGCTCGTGTTATTCTGCCGGAAGGTTTGACGATGAGCCGATTGTACGTCAATGGTACGATCCGAAGCTTTATCCATTATTTGGAAGTTCGACTTGAAGAAGGTGTCAGTCAACTTGAGCACGTACAACTAGCAAGGCTGATTGCGGATCAGATAAACACTGTATTTAAGGTGACTTAATGGCATCACCTAAGAAACTTCCTCCTTTGGAGTATCTTAAGGAGTGTTTTACGCTGTCAGGTGGGCTGTTGATCTGGAACATTAGACCGTTGCACCACTTCAAGACTTTACGAGGTCAGAGAAGCTTCAACTCTCAGTTTAGTGGCAAAATTGCGGGAACTGACGGTGACAGATATAAGACTGTGAGGATTGGTGATGAGCACTATAAACAACATCGGGTAATAGCAGCGCTGTCCGGCGAAGATGTTGATGGCAAGTATGTGGACCACAAATACGGTGAGACGTTCGACAATTCGCCAGATAGTCTTAGGGTGGTTGACCACTTGACCAACATGCAAAACATGAAGTTATTCGTGACTAACAAGTTGGGTAAATCTGGTTTGTACATCCTCAACAACCTTGACGGTACAAGTTTTGTAAGATTCCAGTGGCACGAGAACGGCAAACGACGTAATAAATCCTTCAGCATTAAGAGATATGGCTATGAAGCTGCTGTTAGATTGGCAGAAGACTTCCGTGAACAGACGTACGATAGGCTGAATCTGCAAGGTGCAGCTTACACTGAACGCCACGGAGAGTCATCAAAAATCGCTTGACAACCCCTACAACCTCTGCCATACTGCTTCCTGTGCTCTGCAAAGCACATTTCTACAACAACCAAGAAAGGCAACACCATGAAAAATACTACCGTGGCTAAGGCCACTATCGCCGCTATGCTCCTGTCCATGTTTGCTTCGGCAGCATTTGCACAAGCCGTATCCGCATCCGCCGTCGCACAAGACGTGTCGTCGCCGTACATCAACTCGGAAGATGTGTCGGCTCCAAGCGTTGACGCTGAAGATGTCTCTTCCCCTTATGTTGCTGCGAGCGTGGGAACGCTCAATTGCTGTGGCGTCCCTGTCTCTGCCCCGCAGTATGCCAAGAAAGAGGAAGACAACTCGGATTCGCTGGCAATGGCTGGTTTGGGCTTCGGTCTGGTGAGTCTGATGGGTATCACGAAGCTGGCTCGTCGGAAGAAGCAGAAGTAATGTTCTAGCGAACATGGAGGGCCGAAAGGCCCTTTCATTCAACTGAGGAGGGAATATGAAACGCAGTATTGCACGCAAATGGAGTAAGGCTCTGGAAAGCGGAGAGTATAAACAAGGTTTTGGTCAGCTTCGCAAAGGCGATAAGTTTTGTGCACAAGACCCCTAGTGCAATCTCCATGCGCAAGAGCATCCTGAAATTGCAGCTAAAGAAAAAGTGAAGTCACGGTACATGGGGGAGTACAGTGTTCTTCCGAATGCTGTGCAAGAGTGGGCTGGGATGAATTACGAGGATGGGCGAATCTCGTTTGCTTGTAATGTGATCGATATGAATGATGCGGAGGAACGTTCGTTTGAATATATTGCGCAAGTTATTCGCAAAGAGTACAAGCAACTTTAATTAAGGAGAGGACATGAAAAAATTTATCGCAATTGCAGCAGTGGCTATCGCTCTGACGGGATGCACAACTAAAACTGAATATGGCGAATGTATCGGCGTCCTACAAGACAAGAAGCCTGATTTGGAATACAAACTGTCGGGGTGGAACACGTTTCTTGCCGTTGTGTTTAGCGAGACAATTGTGGTGCCAATTATCGTTGTCGCTAACGAGCATTCCTGCCCTGTTTCAAAGAAATAATCATTAAGGAGGTTGTAGAATGACTATTCTGCTGGCAACTATTATTTGGCTCGCATGTGCCGCATTCAATGTTTGGGGATTTAGTAAAATGTTTCAGTACACTCCTGTAACATTGTTCGACGTGTTCATGTGCACTCTTTTCGCACCAATTATGGCGTTTGTTGTGTTTGGAGGTCTTGCAGGCAAAGTGGTGCTCATTAAGCCGAGGAAGAAATGAAACAAGTTTTCTATGACCTGATAGCCTATCTTGACATGAACGAAGACAGCTTTCATTTTGACGGAGAATTCTGCCTGGAATCGTTGAAGTCGGAGATATTGGCGTTTGCCAGCGAGTTTGAGAAAGGTATCCAATGACAATTATTGACAAAATTGAACAACAATGGCTATCGTACATTGGTGAGACAGGGCGCTCACCGCTTTACCTTTTTCTTGGTTATAAAGACATGACTGAATTGGATAGAAAGCTTGGCATGGTAACATTTCGGTACAAGGATATGGATGTTGTCGGTGTTGAGCGAGAGCGTCATGTTTCTTGTGGGAATAAATATCGGGAGGATGTATGAACAAGTATAAGATTCATATTGAAGATGGTGTCATTATCGTTTGTCTGATCGGGGAAAAAGCTGACCGAGCATTCTACTTTGATGCTGGGGCTGATGACATTCGCACTGCGGAGGAACTGTACGATTTGCTTTTGAGCACGGGTGCAGATGTGGATGAGTGGGAGGGTTGATGTCAGACATTGCCGATAAGTACGGCATCGATTTAACTAGGGACCACAAGACAGGTTGCCCGCGATGCATTCGTGAAGGGGGAGATAACAGCCGTAACAATCTTCACGTCTACGGTAGCACAGAGAGTGCCTATTGCTTTGCATGCTCTTGGACCATTCCGAGCAAGGAACATCGAGAAGCAATGGGTTGGATTGATGAAGATGAACAAGAGGGGGTAGAAGTAGTGACACGAGATAAGATTACACCAGAGCAGAACGAAATTATTAAAGGCAGGACAAGCACTGATGGAAAAGGCTATCGAGGTATCCGCAAAGACACAAACACATACTTCGGCGTGCGATATGAATTTGACCCGGAAACTGGTGAGGTAACAAAGCAGTACGTGCCAACTACTATAGACGGTGAACTAGTAGGGTATCGTGTACGCACTCACCCGAAGTCTTTTGATAGTCCCATCGGCCAAGTCGGTTCTGAGTGCGACTTTGTAGGCCAATTCCGCTTTCAGAGCCATGTAGGTACAGTTTGTATCGTGGGCGGTGAAATCGATCAACTTTCACTTTTCCAAGTCTTGCGCGATAACCAGCTTAAACGAGGTAAAGGTGATTTCGATAATGTAGCCGTTATTAGTAGCACACTAGGAGAGGCAGGAACTGCGAAGCAGGCGAAAGCACATTATGATTGGCTGGCACGTCAGAAGAAGATCGTTGTTATGATGGATTCAGACAAGGCCGGAGAAGAAGCTGCTGAGAAGCTTGCTAAGGTTCTTCCAAAGGGTAAAGTTTTTATCGCCAAACTCCGTCTCAAAGACCCGAATTCTTACATATGGGACAACGTAAATAACAAACCAGTAAGCCGTGAGCAGGACTTGGTGAATGACTTTTGGAATGCTCGTCCGTGGTCACCAGCGGGTTTGTACACTGCGGATCAACTTTATGATGCCGCTCTTGAGTATGTAAGTATGCATCGTCTGCCGATGCCAAGCTTCCTGCCAAAACTTAATTACATGCTTGGCGGCGGCATTCCTAAAGGCGGTTGCATTGTTATGATTGCTGCTGCTTCGTCTATTGGCAAAACAACCGTTCTGAATCAGGCACTGGTTGAGTGGATCATGAACGAGAATGAGAGGTTCGGAGTTGTCTCGCTTGAAGCCACAGCGGGTGATTACGCAGCAAATCTTATCTCGTACTATACTAAAACCCGTTATATGGGCATTGAAGATCGAGACGAACGAATTCGTCTGATGTCTGCTGACTCTACGAAGGAAGCTGCCAAGGAGTTGTTCACGAAGGAAGACGGCACGCCACGTTTCGTGCTGTGTGATGACAGGGGTGAAAAACTTGAAGTTATGCAAGGTAAGATTGAAGAAATGGTTAAGGCGCTTGGCTGCACTGCGATTCTTATTGATGTTACAAGCGACCTGCTGGCCGGGCTGACTGTCCCTGAACAAGAGATGCATATGGACTGGCAGAAGAAGCTTACCAAGGAAACAGGGGTCACGCTAGTGAACGTCGTCCACATTAGGAAAGCGGCGTCAGGGCAGAAAGAGGGTAGCCGAGGTGCCGCTGTAAGTGATGAGTCGATCATGGGCAGTTCTACTCTGTACAAGAGTGCATCAATCATCATCGGCCTACAGCGTGATAAGATGGCAGAAGACGAGATGACCCGTAACACTACGGAGGTTAAGCTGCTTAAAAATCGTAGCAACGGCATGACAGGTGATGCTGGAAAACTGTATTATGACCGCGAGACGCACCGCCTCCACGATATGGACACATGGCTGCAAGAGAATCCTCAACAATTCTAAGAATTGACAAGAAGGTGGTTTTACTGTATAATGGGTTTTTGACAGAGGAAATAATAAATTATGCAGAAACCACCTAGCACGAAAGTCGGAGATACTTACACAAACAAGCATGGCGAGACTGTAACAATCGTAGAATACATCACTTCAAAGAAGTTGACTGTTGCGTACGAGGATGGTGTGTTGCAGAAGACTACACACATCAATCTCAAGAAAGGGTCGTTCAAACACCCTACAAAGGGTAAGATTTTTAAAGGGGATAAGTTTGCAACGGTAGATGGTGATATTGTAGAGGTTGTAGAGTACGTCTCGTGTACGAATATAGCTGTGAAATGGCCCGACGGCCAAGTATCTAGAGCTTACTCAGACGTTCTAAAAGAGGGGAAACTGAAACACCCCACTCGCGGTAAGATTTTAGCTGGAGATGTGTTCAAGACCAACAAGGGTCATACTGTGACAGTTAAAGAGTATGTCAATGCATGGAACGTTCTTGTTGTGTTTGAAGATTGCGAAGAAACCACAGTTCAGGCATCGAATCTTCGTAAAGGTGTAGTTGGGCACCCTAAATCTACATTGCAAGTAGGTGAAAGGTTTGTAACGAAGAGTGGCTGGTCATACACTGTCGTAGAGTACCGAGACGCGTGGGATGTTACGGTGGAATTTGAGGACGGGTCGAGGCAGACTGCTTCCGCACACGCAGCAAGAAATGGCAGCATTAAGCCTCAGAATCAGCCGAGTGTAGAAGGTATTGGGTACTTTGGAATCGGCCGCTTTACCAGTGGACTTCGCGACGGAGGTGAGAAAGTTGACGAGAGGGTGTATGGTTTTTGGGTGAGGATGTTTAGTCGCTGCTACAATCCGTACGAGCTGAACAAGCCGCGTAATACCCGTTATCGTGACATCCACATAGCAAAAGAGTGGCATAACTTTCAGAACTTTGCGGAGTGGGCGTACAAGCAGCCTTATGCTTTCGAGGAAGACGCTGAACTAGATAAGGATTTGTTGAGCAAGAATGTTAAGGTTTACTCCTCGGAGACTTGCACAATCCTGCCGCAAGAAATCAACCTATTCTTGCTAGAGCAAGACCGAGGAGAGTACTATCGTGGAGTGAATGTTATTAAGCCCAGGCACCCCAACGCAAAGGTCGGTTACGTTGCGAGGACGTGCACGAACAAAGGACGTGAATATCTCGGCTTCTACCCCACCCCAGAGGAAGCTTTCTATGCCTACAAGGCCAGAAAAGAATCTTACGCCAAAGAGCTTGCCGAAAAGTGGCGCGACAAGATTGACGTTCACGCCTACGAAGCATTGATGAATTACACAGTAGAAATTACCAATTGACACGAGCGTACGGAGTTTGCTATAATTCTTACGCTCTAACATTTTAAGGAGGGATGATGAAAGCAATGAAGATTCGTATTGAATCACCAACACATTGTAAGTACATTCAAGATGCTCTATTTGAAGCAGGTTATGGCTGGCAAACTGTTACACCTAAAAGTCACTACGAACCTTGCACAAAAACCGCAGCTTGGATTTTTGCGTATGATGATGGCAGCTTGACGTGGGATCATGAAGAAGATTATGGCACCTCCCATCCTCTTGAAGAGTATGTATGGACGCCGCAGAAATCGTTTATGAAAGCAGCAGATTATTACAAGCAGCCAGAGACGCCGCCTATCATAGAAAGTCCACCTCTCGGCCTGAAGCCTAAGAAGCTGCACGACAAGCAACGCCTTATCGAAATCATCAACGCAATGTATCGTTACGTTTCTACGGACAATGTTATCCCGGCAGAATGGTTTGCAGAGGCTCAATACTTGAATGGTCAAATGGAAAAGTGATGAACACCAACTACAAAGAAATTGTTTATAATTGTTACGACTATGGAATGACCGTTCAAGAGTGTTTGAATGTGCTCAACACAGAGTTTGGCGGATTCACTTGCTCCCAAGTGGCAGACATGTACATGGAAATCGAATGTGAAGAGGAGGGGAAATGAGCGGCTATCAAGAAGCAATGGAAGCAGCAGGTGCTAAGGTGTTGGCCTACGAAAGTTTCGGAAGCTATCAAGGCGAGTGGTTCGCTAAAGTTGATTACAATGGTGATGTAGGATGGGTCGCAGGTTCGTTCGGCTCTTGCTCATACTGCGATGCTTTTGAGGGTGAATTTGGTTGGAATGACCATGAGTCTCCAGACTACGAACAACGTCTCGCAGATTTTGGTCGTACGTATCTTGATACGATTCTCCCGCAAGAGAAACAAGAAGAGTTGTTGCAATCTGCTTTGGATGGACGAGAAGGCCATTGGTATTATGAAGATGTTGAAGCAACCTACGATTTTGTGAAAGGTAATCGATAATGAAAGCATCGCTGATTCAAATCCAGCTTGGGCTGAACGCTCAAGTGCTCAGTGGCATGTACGATGAACATCGTGCGTTAAAGCTGTCACGCAAGATGTATAATGAACAAGCTGACACTTATGCACTAATTGCACAAGGTTACGACGCGGAAGATTTCTTTGACGCTGCCAAGCTGAATTCCGATGAGGCTAAAGCTTGTCGCGAGCAAGCTGCTGTGTACACGCCGTATATTAAGAAATTTGCTAAGCGCATCAAGGCGATTGAGGCTGTGCAGAAGGCTCTTAAGCAGGAGTTGCGCTGTGAGCAAGCTGTAGAAGCTTGGCAAGTGCGAGAGGATGCTGAACGGCTTCAACTGGTACAGCTTGCACAACAAGATGACTATCGTGTGACGTATAGTTACGACCAACTCGCTGAGATGTTTAAGGAGGAATGATGGCAAGCGTACAAGTGACGGCGTGGGATGTTGCTCAGGCGATGGGATTACGTTACATGGGCTGTGAACATGATGCAGCTTACCAATATTCGTATGAGTTTGACTTCAACGGCAAGAAAATTCTTGTCAAGGAAGACTATTACAACGTGAGTGATCGTGACACAGCTAATGAATATGCAGCGGAGAAGTTGTTTGAAGCGTTAGCTAAGTTGATTGTTATTGATTGAGGAGGTTGTGTGGGGATTTATGCAGCAGATATTGAGACGACTGGATTGTTGGAGCAAATGCAGAAGCAGGCCAATCCTAAGCTGCACAACTTCTGCGCTATTGACATTGATACGCCCCACACGATTCTTTTTGAGGGGCATCAGCGCAGTGATTTGCAGGATTTTCTGAATCAAGGCCACACACTCGTAATGCACAATGGCAAGTTGTTCGATCTAGAAGCTCTTACGCTCCTTGGCTATGATGTGTCCAAGGTTAATCTTATCGACACGCTTGCACTCAGTTGGTATCTTGAGCCAAACAGGATGAAGCACGGCTTGGCAGAGTATGGTGAAGAGTTTGGTGTCCCAAAGCCTGCTATCGAGGATTGGGAGAACCAAACACAAGAGGAATACAACCATCGTGTGACAGAAGATTGCAAGATTCAGAAGAAGTTGTGGCAGAGGCAAGTGGCAAAGCTGAATGTGTTGTACGGCACTGGGACTGATGCACATAAGAAGATTATCGCATACTTGATGCAGAAGATGGAAGAGTTTCGTCAGCAGCAGCAGAATCGCTGGAAGCTTGATGTAGAAGGTGCGATTGCCCTGCAAGCCGAGCTTGAGAAGGCCATTGAGGAGAAGACTGAAGCGTTACGTCAAGTGATGCCGAAGGTGCCAGAGTATGTTGTGCGCAAGCGACCTACAGCGTGTTTTAAAAAGAACGGTGACTTGTCAGAGGCTGGCAAGCGGTGGAAGGAAGTTACTGAGCAAGCTGGACTGCCGTTTGAGCACAAGGATGATATCAAGGTTGTTAAAGAATGGAAGACCGGCAATCCTGCATCGCACACACAGATTAAGGCGTGGTTGGACTCTCTTGGTTGGGAACCACAAACACTAAAGTTCGTACGAGGCGAGAATGGGGAGCCCGACAGGAACATCCCGCAGATTAACTTGAAGGGCGGTGAGATTTGCCAGAGTGTGAAAGACTTGATTCCGAAGTGTGCTGGCATTGAGCACATTGCAGGATTGGGTATCCTTAACCACCGTGTAAGTGTCGTGAAGGGGTTCTTGCGGGATCACATTGATGGAGAGCTTACGGCACGTATGCAAGGGTTCACGAATACCTTGCGCGTTCAACATCGTGAAATCGTGAATCTACCAAGTTTACGAGTGAAGTACGGTGAGCAACTTCGCGGGTTGTTGATGGCACGGCCCGGCATGAAGTTACTTGGCTCGGATGAATCATCGCTGGAGGACCGTCTCAAACATCACTTTCAATGGAGGCTTGATCCAGAGTATGTGAAATCGCAGATGACTAAAGGTTTTGATCCGCACAACACTATTGCCGTTATTGCAGGGTTAATGCCTCAAGCTGATGCTGATTGGTACTCGCAGTACAAGGCGTTGCCAAAGGCCGAGCATACGGAAGATGGCGACAAGAAGTTTGAGCGGATTGATGCCATTCGTGCTGTTGGTAAAAGTACTAACTACGCTTGCCAGTACGGGGCGGGGGTTGCTACAATTGCCCGTACAGCAAAGGTGAGCACAGCAGTGGCGAAGAAGCTGCACGCTGCATACCACAAAATGAACTGGTCAATCGCTAAGATTGCTAGTATGATGGTTGTCAAGAAGACTGATTTTGGAGATTGGCAGCTAAATCCCATCAACAAAATGTGGTATTCGCTCCGTTCGGACAAGGACAGATTTTCTACACTGATTCAAGGTACTGGGGCTTATACACTTGACCTGTGGCTTTATCATTGCGAGCGTCTTGCAAAGCAACGTGGGTTGCATTGGAGGCTTCTTGGACAGATGCACGATGAGCTGATAGCAGAGGTGCCGGAAGGTGAAGAAGAAGTGTATCGACAACTTGTTGCAGATGCTATGGGCAAGGTCAACGATCAACTTAAGCTTAATAGGGAGCTTGCGTGCGATATTAATTTTGGAGATAGGTATAGTGACATCCACTGATGAGATTGACTGGAACAAGTATTTTTACTATGACGAGACAAGTCCGAGTTGCTTGAGGTGGAGGAAAACAATATCAAACAAAATTGTTTGTGGAGCACCGGCAGGGTGTGTAAGTAATGGTTACTGGGTAGTCCAGTTTGAACGTCAGCAATACAAAATACATCGCGTTGTGTGGTGGTTGCACCTGATGCACATTAACGATGGAGAATTCATCGACCACATAAACGGCAACAAATTGGATAACAAGCTCTCAAATCTTAGGATTGTTGACGGCAGTGGCAATCAAAGAAACAGGAAAATCAACAGTAACAACACATCGGGGGTTGTAGGCGTGTCTTTCAACAGGAGTACAAAAACTTGGAATGCCCGATGGTACGATTTGTCTAAGAAAAAGAGGTACATTTCATTTTCGGCTAGGAAATATGGTTATGACGAAGCTTTCCGCCTAGCATGTGAATATCGTGCTAAAATGATCGAAGAACTTAACCGGCAAGGGGCCGGATACACTGAGCGTCACGGAACTTAACAAGGACAACACAGAAATGCGTTTTAAATCGTACTACGAAGGGCAAGCGGCATATGCAAAAGGTAAAACCATCAACCCCTACGAAGAGGGCACAGATGAGCACGAATACTGGCAAGACGGCTTCGACGACGCCCAACAAGAAGCCCTCGACCACGAATACGTCACGAACGTACGGAGCAGGAATGCGCAACAATTTTACGAATAGGGATGTTGCTTGGAACGGCCACGGATGGCAAGCGATTCCTAATAGATTCTAC